ACCACTCATTCCAGATTTTGGCGTAACCACGAAACGGAAGGGCTGACACCTCAATGTTGTTTACTCCAGTTGGAACGCCAAGATAGTCAGCAAGAGAGCCGACAGCAGCGCCAGCGCCACCGCCAATAGTGACAGTAGGAAAGACAGAAGCATCCATGCCATCAGGACCGCCCGTGATGAATTTCTCCCAATCCTCCCAGACCAAGCGATGCGGAACAAACCAATGATGAACACGGCAATGAACCGGATGCATGACAGGAGCAAGGAGAGGCGAGACACGGAGCAACATGGAAGTGGACTGTTGAATAGTATCCCCAGGGAGAACCTCCTGCAAGCCAATAGGAACAAGCTCACCCATATCACAGGTCAACAGCTTGTAATTTGAGAGGGAAAATTTAGAACGTTTCACAATGAACCTTTCTTGGCGTAGATCTTCGCCTTAGTTTCAATTTGGAGAATTTTTTGCTTTTCAGCAGCTACCTTTTTTTGGAGGTAGCGCGTAGTAGACCCCTCAGCCTGGCACAGAGCCTGCACCTTGAGAGCCTGGAGGACTTGGACCTTTTCTTGTCCCCCCAGATGATCGAAGCCCAGTTGTTCACGGAGTTTCGACCTTAGGTAACGCCCGAGAGGAAGATTGCTGCGGCCATGCCGAAGAGCAGTAGGAACGTCACCAGATACAGCGATATCGCGAGAACCCGCCTTGCTGTTGAGAGCGTCGGCCAATACGGGGAGAGCAAGAGCGCCAAGGCCAGGACAACGAGACATGCGAGCAAACTCGGGATGGCGGCCATTAAGACGGTAATCATCATTTTTTGTCATCTTCTTGGTTACATAGCCCGTAAGATATTGGGCAGTGTCTTGGTTGAGTTCTCCGGCATGGACGAACCCTTTTCCCCAGCAGTCAGAGACCGTTTGCGTCTCCAACTCAGATACACCGTAAAGCGCCGCGTGATAGTGCGCCCTGAAGGTGTCGTCACCATATTCGCCGATAAGGTAATAACGGATTTTCCGAGGGAGAAGCTTCTCACGAAGCCTCTTGAGGAAGAGCGTGGTATCACGCGGAGAGAGCGAGCCAGAGGCGGGATATTCGTTTTCATCATAAGTAAGGGTCCAAAAAGATGCGAACTCGTGGCATTGAAGTTCCAGCAACAGCCTATGAGTCCAAAGACGACGACGATTAATCCGGCAGGGGAGGCATTGACCACAAGGGTATTCTTGCCCACCCTTCCGGAAAGGTTTTTTGCAGATCACATGCGATAGCCGATACGACGCACTGGACTGCGACGACGACCATAGCTACGACGTGCACGAGTGCGGCGACGATAAGCCATGATATTTCTCCTTTAAGGACGACCCCGGAGACCGCCGGGGTTATACGGACGAGCAGGACGATTCCCGCCAATAGGTTTAGCCTTGAAAGATTGGGACCACACGTCCCAGACCCATTCATAGCCAGCAGGTACAGGGAATTTAGGTTTGTCGTCGGGACCATGCCAGGCACGACGTAAAGCAGAGATACCGACAGCAGCTGGGGCAGCCATAGGCCCCATAGATTCCAGCGACTCAGACGCAGCCTGTGAAGGAAGATCGATAGTCGCACCACCACCCATATCGAACCGCTTGTTCAGAGGCGTATTTCCAGCCTCAGTAGAGGCATCACCGGGTTTTGAAGAGATCGAGATAGAAGGTTTTGCCTGGATAGAACCAGACGAAGCACGTGGACCAACAACAGAAGGACCGACAACATTCGGCATAGGTGGCGTACCGGGTTGACCCATGATTGCAGCCCACTCGGCAACAATTTGACCTTCGAGCAGCTGATTACGCAGTTGAGCATTACGAAGGCTAAGAGCCTGCATTTCACGCTCAGCGTCGGTCATAGTAGCGACCTCAGCGCGGGTAGTGTTCTGACCCATTTCAGACAACTTGCCAGCAACGGACCCCAGTTTTGAACCGAAGTTAGGTTCGCCAGCAACGATAGTTGGAGAGTAAGAAGCGCCTCCGGCGCCAATGGCCGCCAGGGGATGTAGGCCAGCTTTGCGTGCATCCTCGGCACGCCACTGAATACCCATTTGAGCGAACTCTTTTTGACGCTCGTATTCCATGTTTTGACGATCTTCTGCATCGTCATCACCGAAGAGATCACCGAGCAGGCCGATGCCTTGCCCGATTCCAAGAAGTGAGAAGGGACCCATTTTCAGCACCTTATTTTTGATTTGGCTGTCTTGACGCCAGCACGAACAGGACCTCCAGCAACGCCCAAAGCGTGCATGACTTCCTTGCGAACACCGCGCTGCACGCAGGTTTTGACGCCGGAGGGATTTTTGAAGAGAAGAGCAGAGACCTCGACAGGCTCGGGAATAGTGCCAGCAGGGGCATGGACACGTTTTGCGGGCGGGGCCGCGACCACCCTAGCCGATCGACCAGAGAGACGCTTGTAGGTCGGCACCGGGTCCGGGTGGTAAGTACGTCGGTCCAGACTTGGGAAAGGTATCTCGGGAGCCTCGATGTATGTAGACCGACGTGAAGGTTTTAAGTACGTCTGAGGCAGCGCCGCCGCCATGCTCGATCGCTGGCGGCTGTACGCGCTAGCGTTCACAAGGGGAACGCGCCGAGGACGTGAGAGAGATTTAGAAGTGTTTTTTGCCATGATTAGGAATCCTGTCAGGTAACACAGTAGATATCAAGTATATCTACTGTGTTCAAGGGTTACGCCGGGTACCCCGGCTACATGGGGGTCCCCCCCATACCCCCAGCGAAGAGGGTAGTAGGGGTAAACCCTAAGTCATTGTTTATCAGGAGAGAACCGGCGGAGGTTCCTGCTGGGGCGGAACAGGTACAGGGCCAGCGTTTCCGTTGGAAGGTCCGGGAACCGGATGTGAAGCCTCTCCAGTTGCCATAGGGCTGACGGTTTGTAGTTCCTGGTCAACGGAGAGTTCCCAAGGAGATCGGGGATCGTAGTCGTCGCCGATATCGAAGTCATCGGACTCCTCGAAGGTTTCTTGTCCGGCATTTTCAGCCTCCCTAGAGACGATTTTGAGCATAGCCCGCAGATCTTCAAGCTTGGAAGGCGGGCGACTGAAGCGGAGCGGGATGGCGACAGGAGTGTCGTCGAGAATTTCGTGACCGTTTTCGTTGAGCATGATGGACCTCAGAATATGAAGGATGAACCAGCACCAGCGACAAGACGCCGCGCCTGGATGGAATGATTGGCCATAACCCAGAGAACGTCTGCAGACGTCACTTGATTGACCCGTTTGGTAGGAACACTGGACACGAAGGAAGCATTCAGCGTGGGGTCGCTAGCGAAGATTCGCGCGTAGTGCCAGAAGTCAAGCGTGGACCGGAACTCACCAGCAATAGAGGACTCTTGACGCCGATATTCGTCGTATCGGTCCTGATACCCAAACACACCTGCAGGTGAAGTATGAGCCGCGTACAACTCTTTGTTGAGAATCTGCTGCTGACCAATGTGCTGCAATTCGCGTTGCCAAAAGTCTTCCTTGGTTCGACGATTCCAGGTCCGGTTGAGACCCTGGGCGTACATCGTTTTTGGCTTGACTGAAAGGAAGGAATACACATACCCGTGTTCCTCGAAGAACTTGCGATAGCGATTAGAACGCATGGCACCGATACCGTGTCCCTTCAGATTACCCGGTCCAGCAGTAGCGCCCGAAGTGGTAACACCAGTTTGAAGCACCTCAGAGAACTGAATCACCTGTTTTCCACCGCCCAAATACTCGGGACGCTGGAGGCGCGCATCTGATGAGCGAATCCCCAAGAAAGCAAGATACTCTGTAAAGCGAGATCCGTAGCGGGCGCGATTTTCCTCATACCTTTGTAGCGCGAAGGCTTCCCTCAGGTCATTGATAGAAGCGGAAGTGGCAGTAGACAGATCAGTCTGAAGACCAGTAGTTGCACCAAACACAACAGAACCAGACGCAGAAGCGTTGGAGTTCCAGGACACCACCTGCGAGGCGTTAGTCTGGGTAAGAGCGCGTTCAGCGCCAGCGCCAGTTTTCCACACCGGAGAAGCACCAGTAGTAACGACGGGAGCAGTAGTCCCCAACGGAACAGAGATTCCAGGACCTTTTTGCGCCCAGGGACGAGACGACGTGAAGTAATCCTTTTCCCAATCGACATTCTGCAGAAGCATATTTGTCGTGGTGTCAGGACCAGAAGTTTCGTCAATGGTGAGAGCAGTTTGCAAGTCCTGGTCGCGATACCACTCATTCCAGATTTTGGCGTAACCACGAAACGGAAGGGCTGACACCTCAATGTTGTTTACTCCAGTTGGAACGCCAAGATAGTCAGCAAGAGAGCCGACAGCAGCGCCAGCGCCACC